TAACATTTGTTGTTGATCATACATTGCTTGCGCTCCTTCTAGACCTTGTGAGTCTTCAGAAACTTCTCCTCCAGCTTCTAAGTTATCCATTAAATTTTGCATAACTTCAGAACCTTTGTCTATGTCTCCACCGCCTGCATTTCTAACTGCATCAGCTGTAAAAACAAATTCATTTTTACTCAATCTAGCTGGTACATCATCTGCTCGCTCTTTTCCACCTAAATCTACAAAGCCACCGGTCTCTCTATAGTCTTTTTCTTGACCACCCATGTCAATCATTTCTGATGCTTCTTCAGTTTCCATGATTCCACCTTCTTGTTTTCCTGGTCTTTTGTACATAGCCATAGCTTTATAAGGATTGTATGTAGTTTCATCTTCGTCTTCACCCATAAGTCCACCATTAGCAGCCATAGCTACTTCTTGTGGTTGCTCCATACCAGCACCTTCTGGTTGCTGTTGTTGTGCTTGCATTACTGCTTGTACGAATTCTTCAAAAGATAATGTGCCACCTTGGTTTTTATACTTAACATATTCTGCCATAAGCATTTGTTCTATTTGTTCTTGACCTGCTTCTCCGCCATTTAATAATCCAACTCTTCCGCCTTGGGCTTTAAGTGCTGGATCTGACCATATGTCTGCTGCTGCTTTTTCTTCTACACGTTGTCCACCAAGATCTCCTCCTAAAACTTCATATCCACTTGTAGGTATAACCGCTGTATTTGTGTTTCCTGCAACTAGTGTGTTCTCGTCGTCAGTATTATCTGGTTCTATACCGGACCATGTGTGAAAAGAATCAATAGGAGATGTAATAATATCTTTCCAAGTAAGACCTTCGTCTTTAATAACTGGCTCTGGTATGGTCTCAGTTACAGTATCATTAACTACTACTGTATTATTATTTCCTCCTGTGTAAGGATTATCATTTCTAAAATTTCCTCCAGCATCTGTACCAGGAGATATAGAAGTTCCTTTTTCTCTTGAATCTTTTTCAGCTCCTGCAAAAAAACCTCTTCTTCCATCAGGGTGTACATTTCCACCATGGATATATCCTGCACGTCCGCCATTAGCTGCGTAAAAATTTTGACTTACAAATTGTTTGCCAGGCATGAAAGCTAATGTGCTGTCTGTTGGATTTGTGTAATAATTTCTTGCTTGGTTTCTTATGTCGGCAATACTTGAAGGAACTTGTGTCCATGATTCTTCAACCACATCTTCTTCTTCATCACCACCCATAAAAAATGGTGCTGCTAATGCAGTTGCTCCTAAACCACCCATTAACATTTTACCCATACTAAATTTAGAATTAATACCTTTGCTAGGATCGTGTCTAAACATGTTACCAAATTTTCCTAATGCGCCTTCGCCGCCTCTAAGCTTTCCTAAAATTCCAGAACTTCCCCAGTTTTTCATAACCTGAGAAGGCTTCCACCAGCCGGCCCATCCGTGTCCGCCCCCTAAAGCACCTAAACCAGCTGTACCTGCATATAATAAAGCAGCCTTACCTAGTGGGCTTTTAGCAATTTTCTTAACACCACGTACAGCTTTCTTAACTAGCTTACCTAATCCATAGTTTTGTCTAGGGACATCTAAGCTTCCTAAGCCACGTTGTATTTGTTGGGGTTCTTGCATTCTAGAAATTGCCATAATTTTACCTTAATCTCCTAGTTTACTTTGTTTTAGCGAACAAATCAAGCTTTGGAAGAACGACTGTAACATCCTGTTGGATGTCCTCATTTGGAATCCCTTTAGATACCCAGCCATCTCTTGTCTCATAAGTTTCGCCTGTTTTCTTGTTTTTATATATAGTTTTTACTTCTTCCGGTAGAATTACCGGTACTTCTTGTTCACTCATTAGTCTATTTTCTCCTTTTTAATGTTTAAATAACTGATGGTAATAACTACCCCATCACTTACCGTTCCTGCTGTAGTCGCAGCTAATACTGTACCCCCTTCTACCACCATTGGATTAGTTAGTATTTCTACGCTAGCAGATGTTGATAATGTTTGAGTATGTATTACTTCAAAAGCATTATTAGTGATAGTTATAGTAGGAGTATTAGATCCTGATTTATTAGTAACATGTAAAGATTTAATAATGATAGTTTCATTAACTGAAGGTGATAATAAGTTATTACTTTCAGCCGCAGTTACTGTTTTTCCATAAAATTTATATTCGTTTCTTATTGCCATTATTCTAAGAAAAAGTTTCTAGCTTCTATCTCCTGTTTCATATCATCTTGATATGAAGTGTTAAGTTTACTTATAACTCCGTCAAGATCTCTAACCAAAGATTGAAAATCTTTTTGATCATACTCTTCACCGGCTCTTGTTAATGATTGTACGATTTTAGCCATTATAAAATACTTGCTAGTCCTCCATATTTCATGTTAGATAATACAAGATCAGGATTTTGTTCTTGAAAAGAAAGAGTTCGTTTGACTGAATTATCAGGCTTTCCAAATTCCCATTTAGCCCCAACATTAAAATTTGTATTGCCCATGCTATCGGTAGTAGCACCGGCAGACAACCAATCATTAGGTTGATAACTTATTCCTAAACCATAGTTTTCCAAATCCGTATTTCCTTGAAAATTAAAATTACCTATGTCTTTATCAAATGATATGTTCTTTATATTTTTGTTTGCATCTATAGTGGCTGCTATATCATTCCAATTTACATTGGTATCGCCAATACCTTGATCTGTAAATAATGTGCTGTAATCAACATTTCCTGGTAGTGAGCCACTTAACTCACCTTCTAAATCAATATCATCTTGCTTTGTAAGATCTTCATTATATAATCTTGCCCTTATGTTGGCCAATTCAGAAGGGGTATAGTTAAGCTCCACAGCAGGTTCTGTAGTTAATAAATCAGGTTTAACATCTATATAGTTTGTTTTTGGAACCACTACTGTGTTGCCACCGTCTCCTTGTCCTCCATCACCTCTAAAATCTCCACTAGCTGTAGTTCCTGGAGACATAGCTTTACCTTCTTTAGTATCAGCTAAAGCTCCTTGAAAAAATCCTATTCTTCCACCTTTTTTAAAATCTTCTCGGCCTAACATACTTGCTAGTCCCCCATAGTTTAAACCTACTCTCCCACCAGTTGCCATTAATTCTTTTCCACCTATTCCTCCGGGTCTACCTCTCATCTCCTCACTTCTATCTTGAACCATATTGTCAACAATTTCATTATAAGTCATTCCCCCCGTTGCCGTAGGTGTATGTTCATTATGGTATTTCATATCCGCTGCAATTTTAGCATTCCTTGCTTCTTCTGCGGCTCGTTTATTATCTTCTTTAATTTGTTGATCTAGCTTATTGGATCTATACTTAGACATCTTCCAAGCTTCTTTCATTTGTTTTACTTTAAATGATTTTTTAGGGTTTTGTAATGAAAACTGTGATATATATGATTCAATTTCATCATCATCCATTTTATCAAAACCAAATTCTTTTGCTAATTCTTCTTGCCCTTCAAAGTATCCTTTAGCTCCAAAGTTTTTACCTGTTAAAGTTTTAATTCCAGCAGAACCATCGAATAACATTCCTTCACCAGCTAATGTATCATAAGCCCCTTTAGTAAAATCGTCCATTCCACCTATTCTATAAGAAGATTGATTTACTCTAGGGTCATTCATTCCTTTTTCTATTTTACCACGGATAAAATTACCGCCTGGTATAAAGCTCAACGCAAGATTAGCGAACCCTGGAAGTTGTTTATTTTTACCAGTTGTCATTTGATAAGAATTTATCCACTCACTGCCGGGCTCACCTTCCCAATAGTTAGGATCCATATCTGCCATAAAATTACGACCAGTTCCTTGTTGGGTTACATTACCAGGAAGACCTCCCGTATAACTCGGCGTGCCGTACTGACCATATCCTTGTGATGGTCCTATAGCACTACCATAACCAAAAGCATTTCCACTAGCATTAAAAGCGCCCCCACTATTAGTGAAAGCATTAGTGTTAGTTATTCCATAAGATTTTGGTTGTGATGATTCATAAGAAAGATTCTTTTGTTCGTAAGGATTCAATCTAAATTTTTCCATAGGAACATAGTGATCTCCTCCTTTATATATTTGTTGATCAACGCCTGTATAAAAAGTAGACATTACCTTCTTCCTCCTGGATGTATATCCAATCTAAATGTACCTAGTTTCCAATCTTGGTTGCTTCCTGTGTTTGCAACTTTCATGGCAATAGATCTTGCTCTTAATCTTGTATCTTTTTTTGTAGTTGTATTATCAACGGTAAAATTTGTAGTGGTACCAGAACTATTTGGATAGTTTCTAGTTGTAAAACTAATTTGAGTGTTGCCTGTTTGTTGAATAAAATCTGGTATAAATCTGCTTATTCTCATTATAAATTCTCCGTCTCCTCTAAGGTCCGGCATACCTACAGTACTTCCTGTAGTACTTTTTTTCTGAGTAATATCAAAATCACCAGACGTAATGCTACCTATAACAGCAGTTACTACACCTCCTGCGTTTACTTGATCGGTCCCTGTTTCCTGTTTATAGTATATCGTACTTCCATCCGTATTACCAGTAACATCGTAAGAAGCGTTATCAGAAGGGTTATAATATGTAGCGTGTGGTTTATTAAACACGGCTGAATCTTGCCACGCTGCTCTTGGTAAAGTACCGGTTGTCCATATAGGTCTTTTAACTGTTGAATCTAAATAGTTATAAGTTACTACCCTGTTGATTGCATCGGAAGCAGCAGTACAATAAAACCAACTTATCTCTCCAAAAAGATTGTTTAACCCACAATTAATAAGGTCTCTAGAAGTGGAGTTAATGTCGTCATAAACCGTATCTTCTACTAGACATGGTACTGATTTTAATTGACCATCGTATGCAAAGAAACCATTTTCAGACATCCAATAAGCGGTACCATCTACTTCAATATTAGCATTTTTTCCTAATAATCCACAGTTAGTCCCCACCTGTTCGAATGAGAAAGTAAAGGGTTGGCCTACGAACTTCATTAGAAACAATGCAGTATCTGTCCATACATAGATTGCATCCCTACCTTTGATAGCTCCCATAATCTTAGAACCATCAGCAAGTCTCTGTGTACCTGCGGTATTATTTGCTTTAACTGTATATGAATCAGTTGCATCAATACTCTCTTGAGAAGAGAATCTAATAAACATGTCATCTTGAGTTGTAGTTGAACCAATAGTTGTTTCAGTTCCAAAAAATACTAAGTGTCTATCGGGTGTAGATACTAACACATGACGTGATGCTGTAGGTGCATTTGCTAATACTGTAGCTCGATTGTTAACCGCAGCCGCAGCTGCTGCATCCCATTCAAAACATTTACCATTATAAATAAGTGCAATTAATTTTGTTCCGTAGTTATCTAATACCCATAAACCTGGATCAATTGTAAAGTCAGCAGAAGATGGATCACCCCAAGCAACGTAGCTTGAAATGTTTGTTACTGTGTCTCCTGCACTATGCCCTGCTTTACTGGTACCATTAACTTCTCTAGCACCCCCACTTAAAATATTGGTTGTAGTGTTATTAGATGTAAAACTTATGTCTTCTGTACCTATTCTAATTTCCCCTGTAGATGGAAAAGCTGAAGAACTAGTTAAAGGAATATCGGTTACAGTATCATTAATAGTAGAAGCCAGTGTTGTAGTTGCAGCTCCAATAGCTGTACCACCCCATAATGCTGTACCCCAACCATAACCACCTAATTGTTGTGAAGGTCCTACACTATAATAACATAATACCGAAGTACTATTCCCATCACTTGTAGTTAAAGGTGTCCCTGATTCCTGAGCATCCATCGTAATGTCAAAAGTAGATGTAGTAGGAACAGCAGTTACCATAAACTTTTGGTCTTCAAAAGTAGCATTACTGTAAGTTGATCCAGCAGGTACTCCTGTCACACTATCAAACATTACAATGTCGTCTTCACCTAGACCATGAGATCCGGTACATACTACTGTGACTGTTTTTGATGAAGAGCTACTTGTAAATTTTGCACCTGTTAAAGTAGTTCTAATTGGATGGATGTCATAAAAAATACCACCCGAATATACATATAAAATTCTATTAGTTCCTATAGCTGCGTATTTAATACCAGCGTTATCATCCCAGTGATGAATAGCTCGCCCTGCACCAGTTAACTTATCGTCACCTAACTGAGTCCAACCACCTATTTTTTCTGGGGTACCATATCTAAAACGAACATTGTCACCATCAAACCATTGGCCTTCAGCCCCGGTCTCTGTAACCTGTTTGTTGAACCCTGGTAAAAAACCTAATTTTTGTAACATATAACTCCATCATATTATGCCTTCACAAAAGACGGAAGACCTAACATTGGCCTTTTGTCGAACCTGTTCTTTTCAGCAAAAGGACCATTTACATGGTTATAATGAAGAAATACTTGACCACAAGTATTACCTTCAAAAGGTTCTCTCCAATGCTCTAATTCGCACCCACTATATACCAGCATATCGCCAACATCAAGTAGGACTTTAGTGCCTGGAGGAGCGTTAGGTTTGTGTATATTTTTATATTCGTCTATGACTGTATCAGCCCCTGTACCATCTATAAAGATTGGCCACGGATCACCGCCTAAATTAAGGGTAGTTGATATCTCACAACTAGGTC